CAGAGCTAACCAAGTTAATTTGGGAAGATGATGATTTTCAAGTTGAAGTAAATTCAATTCAGGTTGTATAAAAAAAGGAGAATATTATGAAGAAGATTAAAGTGGATGCATTTCAAACGTCAGATGGTGAACAATTCGATAATGAGGTTGATGCGATGAAGCATGAAACAATCTTGGAGAATGCCCCAGCCATTGAACGATATATTGCTACGATTGAAAATAAGCGGACAAAGGCAACTATTCAACGTCATATCGAGGCATACTTGCTATTAGCTGTAGAGAGCAATGAAGCCGAAAGTGAAGTGGTAGTATCAGAATAGAATAAAAACGTCTTACAAGCGATTTTAGACAGCATGGCATCGAAGGGTGCTGTGCTTTTTTATGCCATATATAAAAGGATGGAATACATGGATAATTTGAATAGATATAAATCAAAGGCTGAAAATAATTCATTATTACACCAAAGCAACTTGGTCAATGAGTTCTCTAAATTCTTAGTTGATAATGATTTTACTGGTGAAGATATATTGTCGGAATATGAATATATCAAGAACAGTCCAACAATCCCTATCGCACAGCGTAGCGTTCATCTATGGGTATGGGTTCAAGAGCGTATAGAAACATTGAATGAAGCCGCTGAAGAAGCCTTAAACGAGTCGCAGCTATGCGATGCATGCAATGGTAGCGGCGAAGGTTGCGCGGACGGTACACGATGCGCTGTATGTGGAGGAACGGGGGCTGAACAATGAAACTATTGGGAGGAACGCGAATCAACGGAACATGGCGCAAGAGATATGCCAGCAATGATTTTATCCTAGAAATTGAAATAGACGCATTGGGCAATCGTGTTGTAAAATGGTTTACGCGGAAGGTTGTATGAGTCTTGACATAATACTTCATATCGCTGCTCTGTTTATTATTTCTTGTTTGTTGCTTGTTGCTGCGTGGTGTTTGATTGCACCTGATGAACAATGATATTCTCAATGTTGCAAAAAAACGTAACACCGATACTTATTGACGATTGCATAATCAAGAAAGCACGGGGATGCAAGCGCAAGAAGAAAGACAAAAACAATGGCAAAAAAATAAACCATGAAAACCGCGTGTATTTTCGAGCTTCAATGATTGAGCAATACAAAGCTTTCAGCGATGCAGTTTTTAATGGTGGGGCAACATATAAAAACGCGCTTGAAGCATGCTCATCCAAAACTGCATATTCACGCGACAAATTTGTTGAGCATATGTCCTCCTATAATCGCGTTGTAAAGCTTGAATTACTTGAAGGATATAAAGCCTATCCTATGCCTAAAGCATCGATTGCAAGGGATGCTACACAAGACCTACCCAACATTATGCGATGTAAAGAGCTCATTGATAAGGGAATATCAAAAACTAATGCATACACACAGCTTGCCATGTGGCTTAAATGTCATCCTGCAACCGCGGGGGCTGTTTATCGCAAGTGGTCAAAAGGAAAGAAAAAATGAACTTTTGGAATAGTAAAGTAGGTGAAGAAATCGAAGCTCTAGCGCAAGCCATAGAGAACACGCCTTCATCATGGATTCAAGGTGAGTATTCATTTTATAACATAAACAACCCAAGCATTTCAATCTGGACTGCCAACGGATTCTTTGGTTTTAAGATTTCAGGGCAAGGTAAAGATTCGATGAACAGTAAAGAGAAAAAACGTTTAATGAAATCTATTCGTATTTGCCTACGTAAACAAATTTTTATTGCAGCAAAAGAGGTTTTAGATAATGAAATGGAATAAAACACCACCACCTAAAGACATGCATCATCCGTTTATCGCTGTAGTTGAAGGCTATCCATGGGCAAGTGAGATTGCATGGAATGAGAGTGATAGGCGTTACAATTATGTCGAGCTTCAAGCAAGCCATATAGGGGATGATGTCGATGTATGGTTTGAAAACGAACAAGTAGAAGAAGACAAGATAATTGCATGGATGCCAATGCCAGTATGGGAGGATGCGAAATGAGCAAAGAATATTTTTTAGAGCGCATTAAATACCATCGTGAACAAATAAAACTTTGTGATCGTGAGCTTCGAGAGTTGGCAAATAAGGTGGTTAAGAAGAAATGACCCTACAAGTTAAATTATTACGTAAAGATGCCATTCTACCAAGGCGTATAAACTCAACTGATGCAGGATTGGATATATTCCTATGTGAAGAAACACATACCTGTTTTGCAGGCTGTAGAAGCGTTGCTGCCACGGGTATTGCTGTTGCCATACCCAATGGCTACTACGGAAGAATTGCACCACGTAGCGGTTTAGCGGTGCGCTATGGCGTAGATGTGCTTGCAGGTGTTGTAGATTCATCATATCGAGGTGAAATCAAAGTTGTGTTATTCAATACAGATGAACGCCCACATACATTTGTTCAAGGCGACAGGATTGCTCAACTCATTATTGAGAAGATTGCATTACCTGATGTTGTCGAGGTGGATGTATTGGATGATACAAGCCGTGGGGATGATGGGTTTGGCAGCACTGGCATATAACAAGAAATATAAAGAGGTATAAATAATGGACATCGACAAAACATTAAAAGAACGTGGAAAACGCTATGGGGATTTTGAAGGGCATGCAGCAATTACACAAATGCTCAAATCTGCCATGAAGTCGCATAGGCATGGTGCAGGTTGGGAAACATTAAGCCTAAGCCAGAAGGAATCTATGGAAATGATTGCTCATAAAATGGGGCGTATCCTCAATGGCGACCCTGACTATGCGGATTCATGGCATGACATCGCAGGTTATTCGAAGCTCATTGAAGATGAGTTATACGCTAAAAAGATTGACCGACCTGAATAGGCTTCGTAGGAGCTGTAGTGGCTGCTATATCCGCTTTAGTCGCTCTAGTTGAGACAGGCGCATCAAGATAAGAAAGCTCTGAATTAGTCACAATTTTACTGGATGCAGCCCATACAGCTGTTGCTGTCATTCCTGCCAGCGTCCCCATCGTAACTTCCACGACTTGCACATCGGATGCGCCACTCAAGCCCTGCACATGGATGGCATAATAGTGTTCACCGATAGCTTGCGTCCAGTCGATTGTACCTTGATAATTGGCACTTGTACCAAGCTCAACCATCGCTGCGGCTGTTATGTAGTTTACTGGTGGGTTAGCTGTTATATCAATCACATCAAAGGTAACAGTATCAGTTGCCACGCCCTGAAACATAATCTGTGAGATAGATGTGAGTGATTCATTATGTGTGATTGCCAGCTTTGGATTTGAGACTAGGAAGTTACCTATAGCGGCAGGGTTGGTTAAGCTACCAACAGGTGTATTCCATAAGTCATTTGCTGTTACAAAGTTGGCATTGATAACCTGTACTGGTGCAGCATTATCCCAGTAACCTTGTAAGCCTAAATCCACTGCAATAGGTGCTGGTGCCGCGCATTGGTCAATATATATGCTACCTGTAGCCGACGAGCCCTGAATCTGAATAGCTAGCAAACCATTTGCTCCACTTGTTTGAGTAGCTCCAACTACAAACTGAATCCATTGGTCTTTCGGTGCATTGGTAGGCATCGTCCAAGTCACAGGTATGATGCCTAAGCCACTCACTATCACCTTTGGCATCATAAAGTCGTCATAAGCTGCTGTGCGCATGATATAGCCTGTCACTGCCACTGGAGCATTGTTTGGGGCAATCATCTTATAGTCGGTCTTTGATGGCGCCACCGTTCCAACATAGTCAATGCGTGTGGAAGCAACACCCTGTCTGAACACAGTGTTGTCACGATACTGTGAGCTTACTGGATAGTAGGCTTCTTGAAGTAGTGGGTTGGCGTTCCTGTTTGAAATCTTGAAAAAGAACCCATCAAGAGCGGTTGCCGCTGTATTAAGGTTGATTACCTGGTATGAGTTATCGTAACAGTTATTAAGAACGGCGGAAGAAATTGAGCGTGGAAGATTAGCTACAATATAAAGACAACGAGAATCGTAGCCTCCATGTGCCATCGTCGTACCAAAGATGCAGTTATTAAACGTGTGTGTTAGCCCAACACCCAGTAGGATAGGGAAGTTACAAGCATTGAAGATACAGTTATTGAACGTACCGCCCATGCAAACTGCAAGGCTTACTCCCGTATAGCAGCCAATAAACTTACAATCATTGAACACGCTTCCACGAAAGCCTTCTGACCAACTTGAAACTACGCCTGTTCTGTCGTAGTGATTACAACGAAGCTCACCACATGAAGAACTCTGTCGGATGTATATGCCGCCATTAAGATTATTATAGCTCGCACAATCCACAAAGGATTTTATTGATGCCTCAAGGTACGTATCTATACCGTACATAGCAGAATCAGATAAGGTTATATTATCTGTTAAGCCGTAGCAATTAAGTACAGTATTGTTTCCTTGAAAGCGGAAGCCGTACTTAATGTTCCCAGAACTATTTCCACAATACTGCACTTCTAAATGATTAATTGATATTGAGTTGGAAGGAGAGGATGCACTTGTTGTAATGTTCCAATAAGCTGTCCGTCCAGCGAACCCCTTGAAGCTCACGTTCTTTGTCATATCCGATACAGCACCATTAGCCTGGTGTGCCACAGCAAAAGGCGTTGTTGTTGTGCCAACACCTGTAAGTGGGTCAATGGTTGCTATGATGAGTGCTTCATTATTCGCAAGGGTAGATTCACCATCTGTAGTGCCAAACACCACCTTATCACCCACAAGCCATCCTGCTGCGTCTGCCACTGTAAATGCTACCGTTGCTGCTGTAACTGCTGTAGTTAGAATGGTGTTGGTTGTCTTAACTGCGCCATGAAAATAAACACGCGTTGTAGAGGAAGCTTGATTCTCCATGCCATAACGTCCAGCCCATGTTGAATCGACTACAATCGCTGCTGTGATGTTTGCAGGGATAGGGCTTGCCACAGTACCATAATCAACTGTGCCTGTGTTTATGATTGAACCATTCGCTGTGATTGAGCTGCTCACTGTACGACTTGCTTGAAGTGTTCCTGTAGGTGATATGGTCAGGGCTGCTGTAAGATGTACACCATCAACTATCACAAGGTGATTGATAGTGACGGTATCGAGCGTGGTTGGAACCACTCCCCCAACCCATGTTGTAGTCGCACTGAATAAGCCGTTGGCTGCTGAAACAATTGCTGCCATTAGATAGCCCCATTCAAAATATCGGTGATGTATTCAAGGCGTTGGCATAGCTGCCATTCTGAATGGGCATAGGCAATACACTCGGCATCGGTTGTGGCTTCAATCAAGCTGGCTTGCTCTTGCTTTAAGTCAATAATGTCCTGCGCTGTTGGTTTATTGCCTATGTACATTTAATCACCCTCACATTTACCGTACTCATCAACCAAGTGATCAATGGTGTCTGCCTGGAATTGAACTTCAGCGCGTAACTGTCCAAGTTCAAGTAGCAAGTTAGTGTACCCGCCTACGCCACTGATAACTAGGGTGGACACCATAGCTATTGCTTTCCAGTTGTTCTTAATCCAGTCGTTCATTTGGCTGCTAGGTGTGCCGTCTTATCTTTTGAACCCTTGGATGATCCAAAGAAGAAATTATAAACTTGTTCGGCTTTGGAACTAACTGCACCAAGAACAAAGCCTGTCAACGTACTGTCGAGAGGAACCTTCCCAGTCATAATCAAACCAACAACTGCAAAGAAACCACCTACTGTGAACATCGCTAATACAGGTACAACCCAAGAGTGCGTGTCAATCTGCATCTTACGTGCGGATTTCAAGCCTTCTTGATTCAAACGCTCAAGGTCAACACCAACCTTTTCCATATCAAGTTTGAACTGATTCTCTGCTTGCTTTATTTTCAGTAGGTCTTCAGGTGTAGCGTTCTGCATAGCCTTGGCAAGTTGCTTTTCTTCATTGCCTTGTTCTGGTTCAATACCAAGAGCAGCGAGACCTGCGGATACTGCAAGCCCTGCTATGGGCGAACCTACTGCACTAGCAAGCATAGGTGCTACAGTGGCAAGTGTTTCTTTCCAGTTGAAAGACATTACGCAGACTCCCTTTGAACATAATACTCAATGCGTTCAGACACCTCAACAGTAGAAACCTTTAAGTTATAGCTATTGGCAAGTGCAAGGATACAATCAACTTCATCACGACCATACTTGATGGATGTTGCATACGCTTCTGCTTCATATTCAAGTCGCCATTGCTTTGAGAAGTTATACTTGAAATAGAAAGCGATAGGTTCTTTACGTTGCTGTTCAACATGTACAAGCTCATGTTGCCAATCAGCATTGTTCAGTTTACCTCTTGAGTAAATTGTACCAAATAGCGTAATGCCATTGAACCGTTTAAGTAGTAACCAAAGAATAAGCTTTTTCATTTCTTACCCTTACTTTTCATGTGCCAGTCTTGTAGGATTTTCCCTGCTTCGCTTTGCATCTTTGGCATACTCCATAAGTTGATAGGTGGAAAAGTTAGTTTAGCCCAAGCTATTTTCATGTATTCTTTGTTGAAGCAAGTAACTTTCAAAACCCCATATTTTATTGCGCGCATCTTCACGTGATATTTCTTGTCCGATTCTATAATCGAAATTATCTTTTGACACACATGCAGACTTACCAAGAACCGTAAATCCATTGATTAGGGTTAGTTCGCATATCATGCACTTCCCGCTTGGTAGTACTGAATAGCTTTCACCCATGATTACTGCATCAATTTTATTTGGATTCAGTCTAGGTGCATTAAGACCTTTATCCTGTAATTTCTTTTCAATTTCTTGTTCGCTCATAGTAAAGCTCCTTGATTATGCCACACGATTTGTGAACCACCCATAGATAAATTTTTCGTCTTTTTCTCTGCGTTCTGCAAGCTCAACATAGAAAGCCCCCTGCAAACAATTCAACATTGATTTAAGGACGCGCATTCCTGCATCACCACGGTGATTATAATAAGACCGACAAGCTCTAACTGTAGTATTGCCACACAGCCCATCCACTAACATATCATCGTAGTATTCCTGACTATGGTTCAAAACATTAAGTGAACGCTGCAAGAACTTAATAGCTCGAAGGGTTCCCATGTTCACGCCTGTATCGGCAAGCTCGGATGCTACTTGCAGTGATAATGTAGCAATCTCATCAAGACGCATGCTGTGCCAGTACACCTTCTCGTAAATATCAAAAGCTGCAGACATGAACATATCTTTCATTTCACCGCTATAACCGTTTGCTCGTGCCACGGCTTTGGTTATTCCATAGTTCGTTTCACCGCCGCTGTCGCTTGGGTCGTTTACATAACCACCCTCGGCACGGATAATGTTATTGATAATAGCATTCTTTGCGTGCTGTGTGTTCAATGAAAAACCCCTTTTGTTGCGGTAGTGAGAATGACGACTAAAACACTTGTAACCAAGGCTATGACCACGCCATTCTTTGCTTGCTTCACTTCAATTTGTTTTTCTGATTCTGCCAACGCATCATATTTTTTAAAGAGTGTCTCAATAGCTTTGCCTTGAATGACGCCTTGTTGCCCTTGGACTTGCATTTCATTTGCTTGCTTATGTGATGATTCACGCAACTTCATAACTTCTTCTTTCATAGTATCAGAAGATACACGAAGTTCGACAAGTTGAGCTAGGTTGACAGCCATAGCTCGGAGAGCTTCCTCCACTCGCTGCTGACCATCTTTTAAATATTGTAATTCAACATGCGTTTCAGGCATATCACTTCCTTGTGTAGATGGCTAGAGGGTACAGAAACCATAGCCATGTAGTTAAAATATCATAAATGCTTTCATGCTGTTTAATCTGGAAGTGCCCTCGCTGTAATCGCTGGACGCATTCAATACCAATGCCTGCAAGCAGAGGCAGTAGAAACGCCGCTAAGAGCATATAAGGCGATTGGGTAAGCCAATATAAGGCAAGCGAAGCAGAGGAGCATGTAGCTCCAATGCTTGCGTGCTTCCAAGCGTTTGGGTCAGTACGCATGTGGGTGAATAAAGTTCTATTATCGTTCACTTACAGCCACTATCTCCCTTATACAACTCGTACTTGTACGATACTACCGTTTCGGTACATTCCATTTAGACTTACTCCAGCAGCAGCAGCAGCAGCATCATTGGCAAAGTTAAGCAAAATAGTATGGGGCGACTTAACAACATCAGCTTCAAACATATTGTTTGCAAACTGCACCTGTATCCCAGCCCTACTAACATTATATGTTGCTGTTGCGACGAAATAATTATTTGTAATAACGCCTGAACAAATGTTTGCGCCTGTGCCTAATGCATCCATAAACCGCAACATTTTACTTATAGTGTTATTCATTATAACCCAATTTGTCGGTGGATGAGTTCCGTTAGAGTTTGTTGAGGTTCCAATATCCTCTAACAAAGTTCCTATGAAATGGTTGTTTGTTATAATATAATGGTTACCACCACCTGATGTTGCCGTTGCAGCCAAGGCAACACCATAATCACATGCAAAACATAAATTACCATCAAATTTTATTTCTGACCCAGATGAAAAATTAAGTGCCCGTGAAAGCTTAAAAAAATAATTAGTAGCTATCAACATGCCTAAGCCACCGTTAAAGGTTACATCGAGTCCTGCTAGGTTTTTAACTGTACCATTACCTATAATTTTATTGTTTGTAAATATAACTTCATCACCATAATACCCTGAGCCGCAAGAATAAGCGTAGGCTAAAGGTAACGTAGTGTCTGTTCGTTTGAACATATTTCCTGTTACGACAGTGTTTTCAGATGCATTTAAAACATATATGTAGCCTGTATTACCAGCTGATACTACAATGTTATCGAATATGTTATTTGATATAATAGTGTCACCAAGAGTATCTTCAAGATGAATGGCTGCATCCCCATTGGACTTCTCAACTATATTGCCTGTAATAATAACATTTTCAACCGAAGTTATACCTACAAATCGTCCTTCCAGAATCCCTACAGGGTACGCAGCATTTCCAAGGTATTGGTTATTTTCAATACGCCAATTTTTTGATGGTGCAGTGGAAGCACAGTTAGCCTCAATAAAATCGTTAATCATTTGGATTGCAGTGCAATTAGAAATAGATACATCACTAGAGACATTACCAAGCTGTTGAATTACACCGAAGCCTGTATTGTTGAAAGTACAGTTATTGATAGCTATCCTACTACATGTATAAAGCAACACTCTCTGTTGACCTTGGTAAAATGTAATACTATCAAGCGTAATGTCAGAGGCGCTATTACCTATAGTTATGCCAGCAGATGCAATTGTTCCAATAAGCTTAATGTCTCTTATAGAGACAGAGGATGCCCTTATATTTATATATGCCGTAGCAACGCCTTGTGTGATTACAGATTGGTCACCAAGCCCTACGAGCTCTTGTCCTAAGGTACTAAAGGTAATAAGCGAGTTAATTTTAAAGTTACCTGTAGGTACAAGAATGGAATCACCTATTGAGAGGGCTTGGGTTATTGAAGCTGTATTATCAAAAACCCCATCGCCTACAGCTCCGAACCATAAAATATCTACTAGCCCAGTATACTCCCTAATCCAAGCCGATGTACCTGTAGCGTTTGCAAATATAGTGCCATTATTGGCAGGCTTTGTACCTGTACCTGCTGTGTAATATCCTAATGCTGCGCCTGTAACACCTCTGAAAACGCCATGTCCACCATCCCCTGGTGTTGTGTGATACGCTAGGTACACACGGCTATCAGAGGCAGGAGCTAAAGCGTTTAATTCAGCGATGCCATATATCGTTGGCATTCCAGCTTCGTAGCCGCCCGCCTTTACTCCATCGTGGACTCGGAGTGTTTTCGATTCTGTATCAATGGAAATTTCTGCTTGAAGCCCTGTAAATAGGTCATTTTGAAGGCGATTGCCTCTACGTCTTTTCGATGCTGTTGCTACCATTATATCACCATCCCATAATCTATTGTTTGAGCTATCACTTGGTCATATACAAATCCATAATCTAGTGGAATTGTAAACGACGTTGGAATCTGTGATATTGCAGCATTTGCATCAATCGCAGATTGATTTGCATTTGCTTCTGATGTTGCACTTGCTGCTTGACTTAATGCTGCTGCATTTGCACTGCTTGCCGCGTTAGCGGCGTTTGTAACGGCTTGGTCTCCATTATTCAAGATTGTATTTGCAATAAACTGAACAGATTCGCCACCAAGCATGGCTGCATTGAATGTAACTGTTGTCGCTGATGTTTCAATGTAATCTGTAAAGATATGCTTTTTCAATCCATTCACATAAACATCAAGTACATCAAAGCCAATGGCATATGTAGCCAGTACAAGTGTAAATGCCGTTTGCCCTGCTGTAGCCACCTGCACTTCACTCTTTCGAGTCTGTGTATCTATAATCCTTCCTACTGGTGCTAAAACTGCTGCTAAAGCCATTTAATCCTCCGTGTATACATTTCCACTACCTTCCTTTAAAGACTTTCTTATAGAGCCATATATGGGATGCCCGAAGAAACCATAGATGCCATCCATTCCATTCTTGCTAACATCTTGAACGAATATAGGGGCGAAGTGAGAGCCTGCAATATTTATGCTGTCTCCAACCTTCTCAATAGCTGTATCACTATCGCTTCTGATAGGGTGTCCATTTCCTAAGGCCCCTACATATTTTTCATTTCCAAGCTGTTCTTCAATAAGCTTAGCAATACTGCTCTGCTTAACTGTGGCTTCATGCAATGGGTTTTCAAGCCACTTGAATGGCTCTGATAGTTGTTTGCTGAATGTAAGTTCTCTACCATCACCAAGGTCGATTCTTGTGGGGTCATCATTCATCCAGATAGGTTTTCCTGTCAGCATCATTTGAATAGCTGTTCCCATTATCATGTAATACATAGCTGCCCTTACAGCATACCGCTGATACATCTGGCGACTTAATTTACTCTTATTTATGAGAGGAAATGACTTGGCAATAATTCTCAAGTTTGAAATAGTCCAATCAGGAGCGAACATAATTAAGTTTGTCCAAACCTTACCTTGAGGAGTTGCCATAGTAGCTGCAATACGGCGACCAAAGGCATTATCAACACCTTCAGCAAGCTTACGCCAGTTCTGGCCACCAAAGGCATCATTGACGAATTGCCCTGCCATTAAGCCAAGCTCATGTTCTGATGCTCTAGCATTCAATGGAAGGTCTAAATTCTTCAATGTGAGCTCTTCCATCTTACGCTCAAACACAAGTAGCTTAGAACCACTCATAAGCCTATCCCACATAACTACGTCAATAACCTTGTTGATGCCGCCTATGGCCTTTGTGCCGCCTTTAAGGATGCCTTTTGCTAGGTTGGATGGTACATGCTTATCAATGAAAGTCTGTGTTGCTTCTAGCGAGCTAAAGAATGCATCATTATCAACATCCCTTGGGGGCTTTACATCGACATATCTCAATGCGAAATCATACCTATCACCATACTGTCCATGCCTTAGAGCATCTGAAATATGATGGGTTGAAATCATTGATTTGATACCTGCACCAAGACTTCCTCCAACAACTGCTCCTGCTGGATTAAGGCCTGATATAACATATCCCCCTGCTGCACCTGCTAATACAGCTCCTATGCCCCCTGCACCAGCGAATAAGGCACTTTCTGCTAGAGCATTGAAATGAAATAATGAACCGAAGATGAGAAGCCGTTTCATTACAGCATTTAGCATTGTTGCAGCTTTCACTGTTGAATTTATATCGCCTGTTTTGAATAGCATGTCCAGCGTTGGGAGGTAGTCGTTTTTAACATTCAGCACTGTGTTTTTGAAAAACTTATCAAAACTTATTTGGTATTGTTTATCGGCATAAGCTTTGGCATTTATTTCACTATAATGCATGACATTGATTGCTTTCTTATAGTCTGCTTTCCATAAAGCCTTTAATGCTTTTGAATATGTATTTTTAATATAGTGTGATATAACTGATGGATGAGAAACGTGGTCTATATAAGTTCTATTGTCGGATGCTTTTGGCAGGCCTTTCCCTATATCAAACTTCTCTTTAACATGCTTGAACTCAATACTATCCAGTACATGCTTAGTTGTTGTTGCTCGTGTCACTTGTTGGCCATATAGCGAAACAAGCTCTGCAATATCCAATGTCTTGTAGTTTTTGTCTTTTAGTTCTCTGTCATCAACACGAGCTTTAGCTCTATCAGTTGTTGAGCTAATGTGAGAGCGCTTACCAATAGAATCCATAATGTCATTTAGTGGATTCCCTGATTCTTCAATATTCAATATATGAGGCACATAATCGCTTCTAACACCTTTAATCACATTCGCCTTAACAAGTAGTTTGGCATATTTATCAAAGTGTTTTCTGATTGCTTTAGCAACTAATACTTCATGGTCTGTCAAGGCTTTCCAATCATTTGGGTTTCCAGAATCGAGAGCTTTAGTTATCAATATACGGCGTTCAACATTTGGCACAGCTTCTTTGATAGAAATACCAAGAGCGTTTGAATGTCTTAGTGCCTGATGGAGATGTGCATCTGCATTATCACCAGCCGCTCTTGTTTCAGCTACAGCATCTTTGACATCCCCTTTAATGCCACTTGGTGGCTTTATAATACTATCTTCCCACTGATGTAACGTAGGGATTTCTGATGCGCTAAGGTCTTCTGAATATGCACCAAAAAGCTTATCAAATAATGACGTTTTCTTGTTTGACTTAAATTTAACAGTGGGATGGATATTACCAATGGTGGCTCGAAGCATATTTTCATTTGATTGAATTTGTGCTTCAAGCTCTTTCAGTGAGGCTATTTTATCTGCCTCTGTCATCTTCCATATTTTCGGAGCTTCATCCAACGGAATGCCAGCATCAAGAAATACGTCTTTGATATATTTCTTCTGCTTAATTTTACTCTTTATATGACGTGTTCCAAGAATTGCCCCATGAGTTATCGTAGCAAGCCCTAGGGTGAGCGTAGCGTCCATCAATCCTGATTTGATAGCATCACTATCAGTGCCATCAACAGAAGCCTTTGCGAGCGATTCTATAGCCCCATAGGCTCCCATCGTTGCAGACGTAAGCCCAATATCCATTGCTGTCTTTCGTCTTTTGGCTTGGGCCTCTGTTAAGCCTTTCTTAATAGCTCTGTTGTATGTCTTTTGGTGAAGGGTTTTAGCGAATAGCTTTGAAGGCAAGAATATATATGGAACAAGCTCGCCGACAAATTTTGCAGGGTCATTCTTGATGGTGTTGATTATCCCATCTGTATCGTCGTTATTATCAAGCCCAAGGAACTCTTGGGTGTGTTGTTGGTCAGCTCCAAGAGCTACAGCCGCTCCGCCCACGAGCTCGCGAGGAAGGGTTGTAGCTCCGTCTATAAAACTTGATAGGCTCATTTATCTATATTGCGCATTGTGCATAGATGTAAACTGTGGCTGCACAGAAGGTGTAAACGGTGCTGATAAGGCTTCGCCAACACCATTTCGTAGCATATAGAATACATTATCACCAAAATTCATAATTCCTTGTGGAAGGTCATCAAGCTTAGAATTTGTATTTATCATAGAGATTCTATTTAAAGCTTGTCGGCGGAGCATCGGGTCTTTCATGGTTAGAATTTTATTGATTGCAGCATCAACTTTAACCATGCCTGCTGCATCAACACCGAGATTTCTTTTCCAATAATTTGAAATGAATGCGCGACCTTCTTTGTTATTGATATTCATTACACCATTTTCTGTGTTGAAATATCCCTTTGCACTATCTGCTAATGGGACTAATTTATTATCTTTTACAATACGATATACAGATAATCTTCGAGCCTTATCTACAAGGTCTTTTAATGATGTTGGTTCTGTGGTGCTTTGAAGAAGCTTTAAGAATGTTCTTTTGAATGTAACTTTCTCATAAGGCTGTAATTCAGCTTCTTTGCTTGGATATTGGCTTATATATTCCGATAATGATGCATCTGCTAAGCCCATAATCTTAGCCTTAAATTCAGGATTTTGAGTCATGTGTTTAGCCACTAATGTTGTATTGTGTTTTTCAGTGGCAAAGTTTTGGTCATTAACATTATATGCATGTGCAACTATTCCACGCTTAATATCTTTAGGGGTTGTAAAATTACCCATTTCAGCATCAGTAGGATGCTCTAATAGTGCAAGTCCACCCATTGGGTTGGCTGCAAAGAAGTTGTTCCCAATCTTCAATGTCATCCCCGATTCTGTAATCGTTTTTAGAACAGAATTATACGAACTAATAGCCTCTATTTTTTGTGTTTGAGTTTTATAACCGCGTAATCCCATGTATTTAGCAAGTTCAGTTTGTGCAATGTCGTTATAATTATTGTTTAGCATTTTCGTCTTTGCTTTTAAGGAATCTGCATTATTCAACTTATTCTGAATAGAATTTGCTTTTAGCCTTGATTCATAGGCGGCGGAATCTGTTTCTGAATTAAGCTTGTGATTAACCACCCCTTGATTACCAGCTTGCATGGATTGAATGAAAGCCCTTGCATTTGCAGGGCTCATATTGAAGTTACCTTGTTTATCAATAATGCCATTATGCAAAGCTTCTTGAGGATGGTCTGCTGACCAAGCCCTAACTTGATTCAGGTTTGCTGTATCAGATTGCTGTGCTTGCAGGATTTGAGCGTTCTGCATATCCATAGCTCTTTGCTGTAATCCCTGCTGATGCTCATGCTGTGCTTGCTCTGCGTTAGCTTGATGCGTGCCTACCACAAGTTCATTTACAGCATCAAAAGGCGACCCTGTGCCTCTAGAGAGCATGTTAGCTGTATGCTGTGACAATCCACCACCTTGGTCTTGTGGCATAGGCTGTTGCACAATGTTTTTATAAGCATTGTCAACTTGTGATGTGTATGGGTTTTGATGTGCTTGAGCTGCATTGGCAAGAGCTGCATTCTGTGCATCTCTTGAAATTTCATCAGGTGTTTTATTGGCAGGTTGTTGCGGAGCTGGTTGATTAGCCATTAGTTATTACCAATATAATTTTGGAGAACATTATTCCATTGTGAAGATGAATTACCAAAATTGTAATTTGTATTCAGAGGGTCTGAACTATTGTTATTTTTATCGGAAGGTTTTTTCATAAATAAATTAGCCCCCCCTTTCATCATTGATAGAGCCGCTTGAATTCGATGCATCTTATTTTGATATGCCATTTGTGCTGCTGCATTCTGTGAGTTGGTTGCAGCTACTTGATTCAATGCGCCTTGCTGTGCAATGTTTTGAGCGTTCTGTGTGCGCAGGGCTACATTTTCATAAGCTGCTGCACTGCCCAACCCACCTTGTGCTGATTGCACTGAATTAAGCTGCGCTTGCCGTTGCTGTGCTGCCTGTTGCATTGCAGGAAGTGTTGCTGCATCAAGCTGTGCTTTTGATGTTGTATGGTAATTCTGCTTTGGTTGCATGAAGTATCCAAGTGCTGCTCCTGCCAGTCCACCTAAAGCTTGATTGCCTGTTTGGCTTCCTGTTGGGTTTTGCATTGAATCCCATAAGCCATAATTCTTTGTTGCTGCCATTTTATCCTCCTGTTGGGGCTACGCCATTGATTTGGTTGTTAAGTCCGCCCTGCATCAATCCTTGCCCTGCATATAGCTGTCTGTCCTGTGTTTGATTTTGCGCTCCGCCTGCAGGGAAAGCTTGTGCCAATCCTGCAGTTGAAGCAACTCTTTGAGGCTGTTGCCAGTAGCTTTGTTGCTGTCCCAATCCTTGACCCCTACCTAACAATGACATTCCAGTCCCAACCTGCCCCATTGTGCTTCCAATAGAACTTGCGATACCACTAGCTCCGCCACCTGCTGAATATGCAAGTTGAGCTGATTCAGTAGGTGTCAATCCTGCTTTCAACCCATTATTAAATGCTTTGCCTGATGTTGAATGCCCTGACATATAACCAATAGCCGCAGGAGCTATAATATTATTAACTGGCTGATATGAATGGCTATTCGTATCTGATGTTGCTCCATACAATCCACCAGCAATAGCTCCTGATACACCACCTGTTAAATATGCAATTCCAATATCTGATGCAATCTTTACTGCTGGACGACCGTATTGTTTCCAGCCTTTGGATTCTCTAAGGTTTTTACTTAATAGTGATTTCTCTGGGTTATGTAATAAATTCCCTGCACTTTTAAGATTTATTCTTGATGCAAGATAATTCCCTATGCTAAAGCTCATTCTCTTATCCCCCCTGTATTCACATAAGCTTCAATAAGCTTAAATCTAAAGTCTATCATATCGGCATTCGACACAATAATTGATAGAAGTTCACCTCTTGCTGATAATGGTATTTTAACTGTGCCTTCAAGGATAGCTCCAGTTTGAACTGCTGTTGGAGTAGTTGGAATGATTGATGTTTGTTTTGTAGCGACATTTAAATCAATAAATGATGAAAGCGTTAGGCTTGCAGCACCAGTCGATTCATATATCACAGAGGCTTTATTCCATCTAATCTGCACGTCTGTTCCAGCTTTAAATGGAGAAGTCTCCCATGACATTACCACTGGTAATCCATTATCAGAAAAAGCTGTATTTGTGAGCTTATTGATTGTTGCATCAAGATAATACGTTTCTTGTGTGCTTGCTGTGAATAAATTGCCAATCAATCCTTGCCATAAAAACCAGCCATCAAAGGCAGGCTGCATAACCCATACATCGCCATCGCCAAAAGAACACATATACAAGCCATAGGTTGGATTGTAAGACGAGCTAATCTTGTCTAGCTGTATTTGTGTCATTGGACGTAGCTTACGCTTTATAACGTTGTTTATAGGTTGTGACACATCATTGACTTGGCTATCACCTTGAATGAGTGAAACAGACAATTTTTTGAATCCGTTTGGTGATAGGAAGATGACATCCTCACCAACTGGTTGAATAGCATCTGGAGATACACATCCTTCACCTTGCACTACTTTATACAGAGAATGTCCTAAAACGCCTGATGCTTTAGTTTGTGATATGTAGAATAGTATGTGATTTTTACAGAATACAACAATGAATCCTCGATGGGTTGTAATACCTGTAATTATATCACCTGTTGTAAGGTCTGCTGATATATCAATAAATCCTGCAAGCTCTCCATTTACACCAAGTGTTGCGCTCCAATAGCTAACACCTGATGAGTTCATAGCATCTGAATACAATAATGTCATTGGGAATGCAGGATTACCTGCTGCATAGCATCGCCCTCTATGAACATGAAACATTGAACCAATGGCATTTGTTCCAAACGATGGATCGGGTGGAACAAGCCTTCCTGCTGCCTTTGCTACAGCAAGCGCTGCATCTGCAGTAGATAGCGTAGCGTTTGCTGTAGCTAGCGTTGTTCTCAATCCAGTTAAAGCTGTTAGTAATGCAGGTGTTGTGGCAGTTGGAGCTGCCGCTAATACTGCTGCATTTGCCGCCACTTGCGCTGTTTTTGCTGCTGTTCTAGCAATCATTGCAGACGTAACTGCTGCTGTAGTAATTTGAGGGGTTGAGAATGGAGTAAATGTTGCTCCATTATATATCTGTGCTGCTCCAATACCGTCACCACAAACCATTATTTTATTTAATGTTGCTGTTCGAACTTTATTGGCAAAAGTGGCTGTTGTTGGTGTTATTGAATTTACTCCAAGCTTACTAACCAAGCCTGTAACTGAATCTTGAATGAATAAATCTTGCAATGTAACTTTATATTCAAACATAGTTTTAATTGGATTTGGCAGAATAGCTGTATTCGATTGTAAGGCACAAAGTCTGCGCTTCAACGTAACACCATCGTCATACCAACAATTCACAATACTCGGAGAATATTCATCGGAGAAATTGCGTTTGGGTGCAACTGTGTTCATTCCTTTGATAGGCACATTTCTACGAATAGGTTGTTGGCGCATCATCTGTAGCTTTCCGTCTCGATGCGATATTGCTCACTTTGGTATGTCTGTTGCCATAAATCGTTCTTAGCTTTAATGTACAAAGCCATATACCCACGCTCTAAGCCATCGTAAGCATCTGTATGAGCTAATGCACCAAGAACAAGCAGGTCGTTGTTAGCAATCTCTGTAACCGATGTATCAATAGTGGTGAATTTGGTTGGGCTTAGATTGGCAAGAACAGAAATAACTGTACCTACTGCTGGAAGTGGAAAAACCTCCAGGGCAAGCTCTCCTGATACGCCTGCTTGTCGTGCGAACACTGATGGTTGCCCATAGACGCCAATATTATTTGGCTTGGCTTTCATATCCATAAGCTTACTTCGGCTTATTTCTTCAAGCTTACCGATACCATCAACAACACAATTTACACCACTGGCTACAGAGGCATAATTGATTGTTGAAATAAAGATTGAATTCACTCCATCGGCTACTACTTGAAATGTTGATTCCAAAACTGGAAATTCAATTTTTCGTGCAAGGTCATCAAGAGTGATATTTAGGAAATCAATGATTCTATCAGCAATACCTGCTGGGCTGGCTACAACTGTTGCAAGCTGTGAATAGTCGCCTGTTGTTCTCAACACCCTGTTTACGAGGGTTAGTGCGTTATCTGAAGGCATATAAACCTCATGCTATAAATTGGATGATGTTGCAAATTCTGGATGTTCGAGAAGAAATGATTTAATGAAATTCTTATCACGCCAGCATTCTTCACCAAGAAGATTCGACCAATGCTTATGTAGCTTGGCAGGAATACTTGCAATCATCCGTCTGTCTCTATCTTGAGACCACCCGCCACTACCCTCACGGATAACTCTGTTTTGATTAGCAATATCTGTATTATCTTCGGTCATATTCAGAATAATGTCACCATTTGGTGACTGGATGATGGACTGTTCAATTATCATAATAAAGACGCAGGAGACAACGTTATGCTGTCCCCTGCTATTTCCTTATGCCAAGCCTAACATTAATGCAGACGCATTTTCAGCGCGTGCTTCAAGTGTTACAGCCGATTCAATCATAAAGTCACGAGAGGAGCCTACACGAGCAAGTTCTTCTGCTTTTACAGGGCGCAAGTACGCTGCTGCAAATTGACCTTTTTCAATAATAGCCAAAGAACCCAAAGGCATCCAGCGATTCAATGCGACTTCAAACACACCAAATGGAGACTCATAAATATCAATAGAGCTTCCGATTTTCTTAGCATCGCCAGTTAAGCGGCGTTGCTGATTGGCTAGATTTGAAATAGCAATCTTTTGAGATGGGTGAGCAAAGATGCAGTTTGGATTACCGCCTTGTTCATAAGTTGTTTGAAATGCTGAATTCAAAGCAACTGTAGTAAGGGCAGCCGTTTTGAAGATTTTATATTGGTCGCCAGTGCTTGGTACTATATCCCATGCAGCTACGTTTGCGACATTCACGCCGCCAGTAAAACTACTAATACGACGATATTGACCTTGTGCTCCAGAAGAAGTTGCTGGGTTTACTCCCGCGGCTGGATGCCGCACAATTAAGATATAGTCGCCAATTACTGCACCATGCCCTGCTGTTAAAGTTACAGTTGTTGAAGTTGGAAGCGTTAGCGTTCCAGTTACCGCTACTGCTGGAGCAGTTCCTCCAGCGTTAAGTGTGCCGCCAATTTGATTGGTTTGTGTGAAGCTAAACAGTCCTTGCATCAATGGAGCGCCATTAGCTAACGTTCCTTGAGTACCTTGAAGCATTGCACGTTCTGTATCACGAGCAATTTCCTTCGTAGCTTTTTCCAGCTGATATGAATATTCAGACTTGATTCCTGCTTTCAATACAGCTTCTTGGTTATCAGATACAGAACCAATCTTACGGATGTTCTGAATTGTATTACTTACTCGCACACGAGGAGTATGCGAGGCTGATGTGTTTGCTGTAAATGCAGCTGCTCCTTCAACTACAGCATTTAATACTGGAGCTGCTAAAACATCTGTAAGCCATTCATGCTTTGTTCCAGTGGCTTTTTTTGTACCCATAGCTGATAGGAATGGGGTGTCTTCTGGTGAAATCATTGTAATCAGTGGAATTAAATCTTCCCGATTACCTGCTGCTGATGCTGTGGTGGTTAATACTGGCATATTATGCTTTCCTTATCCGAATGAACTAGCGAGGTTATCAAAAAATTCTCGCTGTGATTTTGGTTTTCTGCTTCCGTTACTCTTAGTGCCAACGACACGTTTGCGTGACTTCGCAGGTTTTCGTACTGCTGCTTTCTTCTCTTGAGTGATTAAGCTACTCACGAGCTTCATAGCGTATTCTACGGCATCTTCCTTTTCTGCGCCTAGGATATGTGCAGATAGGGATAGCCCTATAATCAGTTGCTCTTGCTCTTTGCTGGCTCCATCAATCATAGGATATTCACCCAAGAAATCTGAAGCTTCGCTCCGAAGCTCGTTTATAGCTGTCTCCATCTGATGTTCAGTGGCTTGAGCCTGCTTTTCTTGTCGCATTTGCAATACTTCTGGGTCAACATCTTTTGGCTTATTAAAGTCAATAGAGCCTTCCAATCCATATTCTTTGAGTTGTTCTTCAATCTTTTCAAATGATTTTTCATATTCATCAATCTTTGATTGAAGCTCTTGGTCATGCTGTCTGTATCCACCGATTTCAGCTTGAAGCTCTTTACGTTTCATGCGTTCTTTATGGAGAGCCGCATGTGGAACTGTATCTACTTCTGCTGATTTAGATTCTTCCAACTCATCAAGGATGTCGTCGATTTCTTCATCTGTAGCTTCGCCAAGCTCATCTGATTCTTCTTCACCATCATCTTCTAAGTCTTCATCGCTATCATCTTCATCGGATTCGATTTCCGAATCATCTTCTTCGATTTCTCCTTCTTCTTCCGTATCGAGTTCTTGCTCCTCAACATCGCTTTCAAAAGGTGAGCCTTGTTCAACTTCCATAATTACAACTCCTGTGTTTTCGAGTATCTATTCTCGTAGAGAGCTTAACGTGCAAACAGTCGTGGCGTTTAACGAGACCATCGCTCGAAATTTTATTCTTCGCCGTATTCCATTTCATTAAATGTCTTAACAGCTTGCTTAAATGATTCGTTCTCTGCCGTGTATCCAGCGATAACGCCCTTCATGTATGAAGCAACTCTTATCTCTGCCTTAGCTTGTGCTACACGGTGTTTGAAACTTGTTTTATACAGCGTATTAAACGCCTGTGCTTCAATATCATCAAGTGCTTTAATCAATAGAACACCAAAAGGGCTATTGATTGCGTCAGTGATGTTATCGAGATATGAACCACGCTTCTGCATGTCATCAATATAATCATTATCTTCAAATGCAGCTTTCACATTTTTTTTAACACGTCTCATTGGCTACCACTCCCTGCGCCCATAGCTCCGCCACCTTGAAACTGCGCTCTTGGCTGGATGCTTGGTTTACCTTGTGGGTCAATACCACCCATATCTGCTTGGGCAGGGCTTGTCATCTGTTGAGCCATTGGGTTGGGAATGATGCTATCAGGGTCGTATCCAGCAACTTCCAATACCTTATCAATTAGAGGCTTATAATTGGCTTGCGAGCCGTATGTAGTCTGAATGATGCCCATTAGGTTAGAACTGTTAGCTAAAGTATTTGCAAGCTCATTCTGTGAGCTGCTAGAGAACACGTTGTACTTAAAGTCGCCTTGAACTGCGCTTAGATATGGGTCTAAGTTTGATTTCACACCAATATCTGCTGCTGCACCTGTGAATAGTTCTTCAGGGGCATGTTGAGCAATGGCATTACCAAGCTTCTCATTGAGAGGGAGAATAGCAGAGGTCATAAGCATTGTAGCATCAAGTCCTGTAGCTGCGCTGGCATTATTACCCATCATCTGCATAGCTGTAGCTGATTCTTTGCGAACACCTGATGCACCTTGACGTAATGGTCCTTCACTAAGCAATTTATCCAAATCACCTTCTGCACGTGATTCTTCATTATGCCCTGTGCTTGTAACATCTGGAACTGTTTGCCATTGAATCGCATTAAGGTTGTCAACGGAAACAATTTTACCTGGATATGAATATGACAACTGGGCAGGAGTTACGCCAGCATGTGGAGTTACATATTTTTCTGGATTTAGGATTAGGGCAACATTATCACGGCGTTGGTTGCGAATGGCATTAACTTCAATTTGAAGGTCGCGAGCCTGTTCTGGCAATGCTGCTGCATATTGCTCAAATGGTTTAGGATATATTTGTCCAACAACGAACGGCCATGCATGTCCACCATTACCACCCCATTCTGTTTCCAAGGGTTGCGCATCTTCAAGGATGATTGCATCGCCTAGAGTGACAGTTCTTACAGGCTCCCATTCACCTTTAATCTTTTCAAAATAGAAGTGATAGCGGATTTCCACCATATTATTATCGCCACCAAGAACATTGCTGTTTGCAAATGGTGAGATTTGTGATTGACGTTCATACTTAACTGTATTGCCAACAAGGCTTGATTGGTCATTACCATAATAGTCGGAAGCTTCTTTAGGCCATTCCTTAGCTTTAACCTTAGAGTCGATATATTCCTTTGTACGGAAGGTTCTAAAGGCTATGTAACGTGCATCATCCAAATTATCCCAAGATACGCTGGGGTCAACGCGGAAGTCTTCTGGAGGGATTGTTTCCATTGTTGGATATGATTCAGCGAGGGTTTCTTCTGTAGTTGTATTTGATTGAATACTTCCATCAGGCATAGTGACGTTTTGTGTCACTTTATTCTTTTCGTATGTTTCAACCCAATCCAGAAAAACTGGGGCATAGTTGTACACATAAGCACTATAGCCAACATTATAAATAACCGACGTATAATCTAGGACTGTCTTTAGGTAATAGTTGTGAACCTTCTGCTTAATTTTTGCCCCTACAGCATGTGAAGTGATGCATTCTTTAATGCTAATAGGCGACTCGCCATCAAATTGAGAAACAACATCGGCAAGTTTGCGGCGTATGTAAGCAGGTATCTTCGGGACAAACAGTGACGACCTACCAACTTTACGTGGCGTAAGGTGTCTTCCATTTGCTAGAGATTCATTGATAGCCCATTGATGCTGTTGCTGTTCAGCATAAATAGACGCATCATCCCATAGCTGGGTAATTTCATCGAGTGTATCAGACATTAGTAACAAACAATGTCATCTTGGAAATCAAGGTCTTTTGGTATGTAAGCTTCAAATTTATCTCCCACTGTTACAGCAAATCTAAGTGATAGTGAAACGTATCTTGATGCTGCCATCAAATCATCGTGCCTATCAACAATCTTACCATTTTTTCTATGGTACATTCTATATTCATTAAACCATTCGGTGCATGTCTTAAACACTTTGAAGCGGCCAGTTTCCATTCTATCTAGCATAAATGCAATACCTGCTTCAATGCCGATGCCGCCACTTCCTTCTTGCGCTCCCATAATTGGAGGGTTTGAAAACTTCTCTGGAAGCATCTTTATCCCCTCAAAGCGATATAGTTCAGAGATTGTTTTACCTGATGTTATATCATGTTTCAATCCATCGTGCGGCCATGCTACAGGAATCTTTCCAGCACCTTTCTTTTTTAATACAGAAGCAATCTCTGTAATGATTGTTCGCTCAATCTTAATTGCTTGGGTGATATATATAATATCCGACTCTGGGTCGTATGCCATATTAGCCCATGCAGTTGGATGGTCATAGCCAAAGTCAATTCCAGATAGTCTTCGCCAATGGTCGGGGATTTTGAAATCATCGCATGTGATGGCGTCCTCTGGGACGGAGAAAACCAATCCGCTACCAACCATTGGCAGCCCCTTCATTCTCATATCACGTTCATGCGGAGGTAAGGATGCTAACATCTGCTCCTTCACACTCTTGGTGATGTGTGGTGCATCATCCCATGTGGCATTCTGTAGATATTGATGAGGGGCAATCTCTTGTGTGAAGCGTCGTACAATCTCTGTCACGCCATTTTCAGGGGTGAAGGTCATCATTAGGTCACCATCTAAATCAACCATGGCTCGGAGGGCTTGTGAATAGATGTCTTGGGGAGGTTCTTCATCAAGCCATACAATATTGGCATTATTCCCCATCCATGCTTCTTTGCCTGATTCATACGACTGGATGGTGATTTTACTATTCTCACCAGAAACATGCTTAACAAAAACAGCTGATAGGGCATTAGGGATGCCAGCACGCCGAACAACGTGAGAGATTGTGTGTTTAGGTAATGCGCCTGTTCCGAATTTTGTAGGGTCGGAGGGCTCACCACATAATTCCTTCTGTACAATATCCCTTGCCCGTTCAGTGGTTACACCACCAGCAATAATCTTAATGGCATGTGTGTAGCGTTTTCCACGCCACCACTTAGGATATAAGCCTGTTGCATGTATGGCAATTTCCATTGCTCCTGCATACGAATTGTGATGCACCATATCGCAGGCAATATAATTGTGGAACTTTTCCACTTCAAAGTCATATACTTCCTTGCGTCCAATAGGATTAACGGCTACTATACGCTTACCACTAAGAAGCATAGGAGATGAAAATGCTAGAGAAGATAAAGAGGATGAAGATGGAAGAGAAGAAGTCCCACAAAATGATAGCAGAGACTTTAGAGATTCCAAAAAGCCGTGTTGACCGCATGTGTTCAAAGCACGGCTGGACTCATAGGAAGCGTCCTGCTTGTAAGTATGATGTTGGTTCAATACGTAAGATGATTGAGGTTGAGGAAATGCAGCAATGGAAGGTTGCTGAAATATTTGGAACTGACCGAACAACCATTGAGAGAATTTGTCAAAGAGAGGGGATACAAACTCAACGCACTGGTCCTCGAACTGGTTCAAACTGCGGCTCATTAAATCCTGCTTGGAAAGGTGGGGTTGCAACTGATAATGGCTATATTCTGATAAAGAAGCCAGAGCATCCTCAAGCTGATAGACAAAACTATTGCTATGAACATCGACTTGTTGCAGAGGAAATCCTAGGGCGTTACCTAACTTCTCACGAAGTAGTGCATCATATTGATGGGAATCGAGTGAATAACTCCCCTCTAAACTTGGAGGTGTTTGCAGATAATGCGCTACATTTAATTCATCACAAAATGGAAAAGGGCTTGTGTCCTGCTGGGTCTTATATGCGTCATATAAATCTTCTACAAATGAGTAATTTCCATTTTTCAAAAGAACTCTGTGATGGTCGGCTGCGCCTAAGCGACTTCCATCATCAAAAATAATATCATAGCAATCGTGCATGCCCTTACTGAATGGGGCGTGCGCTTTAGCCACCACCTGCTTATTGCCGTCCCAAGCCATAATATCAAAAGACTTGCCTTCTTCATATAGGCTTCCTATAGTGCGTTCACCTGTAGGAGTGGACGTAAGTGTTTGATATATAACGCACTTCCCAATACGATTGGCTGCCATAAGAAGTCTATGCTTCTTGTCTTTAGAAGACTTGAAAAACTTCTTTTGGTATGGATAGGGAACGAAAGCATTAAGCTGATTCTCACGAACACGCCTATCACGCTCTTTAAGAAGCGAGGCAAGCTCAATCTTTCTATCCCTATCCAATTCAGTCATTTTGGTTTCTAGCCTCCAGCCATTTAGCTACATTCAATTCATCTGAATCGAGATATTGTTTATACAAGCGTGGCGACTTCTCTTTCAAGGCTTCTTTAGCTTCGTTGTTGGGTTTATTTTTAAGGAAGTCATAAATCACTTTAGTAGACATCGCCAAAGATGCGTCGCCAAATAAATCTAAAGCAACGTTGCCTGCACGCTTGCGTCGCATAGCCCACTTCTCACCCGACTCTGTTAAAACCTTACCCTTGGCTTTGGCTGTGTCTTGTACGCGCTCACGCATGACATTTTTAGTCTCATCACTCATCTTCTTTAAGCCATAGCGCCTAAGAAGCCACATTGCTGCACCTGCTAATGGTAGTGGCATTATTTATCCCCTTTGCCTGATGAGCCTAGTACATATCCTATTCCACCAGCTCCTAGCATCATTCCTGAAAAGGCTGTGATGTCTTTCTTCCTTGTTCTTTCATAAGGTTTTTTAGCATACTTTTTTTCGAAATCTTTTTTGAAATTTTCAGTATTTTTTGTCCAGCTATTAAATGTTTTTTCATAATCATCAGAACCGCTCCAATGGTTGCTTTTCTTCTTACTGTTATTTTTAGAATTTTTCTGCCTCTTGTAAGCGTCCTGTTTCTTTTTATAAAGGTCTTTCTCTTTCTTTGAAAGCTTTGAATATTTGAAAGTATCTCTAACTTCTGATGTTGCTTTTGAGGACATAGCAGCACTTTCAAAAGCCCTGTGAAATTCTTTCATATTATCAGGAGTTAAATGTTTGTTTGACTGTATCTTGTTAGTGATACGTCTGAAATCAGATAATTTTATTTCACTTTTATCATGAAGACTATGAATTGACTTTAGGATAGTTCTGACAAAAACATCATTAAAAGCTCTTGTGAGAGCTGTATTAGCCATTTTATTCACCTCCATCTTTAGACGCAGCTCTTTTATTCATCTCCGTCATTGTCTTTAGCACCTAAAGAATAAGCCCCACCAAGAGCAACGCCAGCACCAGCTGCTTTGCCGTTCCTTTTAAGACCAGCGACGACTTCCTCGTATTTTTTATCAACCAATTTACGGCGTTCTTGGATTCCAATACCACGCCATTTTTTCTTGCCCATCTTATCCATCATGTGGGCTTCAATTTTATCACGGAGCTTATCTTTTCCTTTAGCTACGTAGCTACCAACCTTTTTCTTAGCCTCTGTCATAAACGGACTGCCCATCATCTTTTTAGCAAAATCCATCTTACTCATATCATCTCTCCATTACATCAGCATCAATAATATTACCACTTGACAACAATGCCTGTATTTCATTGTTAAGCTCTGCATCAGACTTATCACCAATAGAGATCTCAACCTTCTGTGCTTCCTTATATCCAGCTCTATTCAATATGTCCTGTGCGGCTGCGAGCTGTATCCTAGGGTCTGGACATTCCGTTGCAAGCGTATAAATCGTTTCTAAGGCACTGGGAACACATTTCCCTATCATAGCTCCAATGTTAGCTTCAATAAACGGAGCAAGCCTTCTACGCATTCTAGCTGCATGTTGAGCAGGGCATTTCTCCACCCCACATATCCTTGATGCTTCACTGCCATTGCCTGTGTCCATATACGCTTCAAGCCATGCTTGTTCATGTGGCTTCATAGAACGCTTACTGCCACGCTTCAATGTTAATATCATATAATACTCCTTATTCAAATATTGAAATTCTCTGTAGGAAAAATCTGTAGAATATCCTATATACAACCCACCTATAGCTTCAACACCCCCCCTATGACACCTCACAACTAGACTAATATAAAGCTATCGTATCACAGTTGTTCAATGGTATTCATATATTATTTAATCGGAGTGTAAATTAATTTCCATTTCAGCTTATATCTGCCCGACCAAAGGGAAGTATTTAGTCATGTTTTTGCATGTGATTTGGGGTGAGATGGATATTTCAGTGTAAATCAGAGTGGATATAGGGGTGGAGGGAGGAGGGAATGTGGTTATATATAGAGAGGGTGGATGTAATGATATATACAGTGGGCATACTCATAGAGAGATATAAAAGGTATCTTTATTTATCTTTTAGGTATCTTTATTTGTAATAGGTATCTTTAGAGATGTATTTATCTTGGTGTAAGAGATGTGTTAGTTAATAGGAGTTTATTATGAATTGCTTAACAGATGAGAAGTTTATATTACGTATGTATTTGTCATGTATGTATGCATTGAACACGTTATGGATTATATACGTTTTACATTGGATACATGATATATATATGTAAATGTATGTTCTTGTATACATGCTTATTGAATACGAAGCATGCTGTGTATTATTTAGTTGGTGTCAAATTATTAATAGGAGAATGATATGAAAATTGAAGAAATGAGTGATGAAGAGTTGGCTAAGTTGAAGGCTGAATTGGTTAAAGATGTAGCTGAGAAGCAAGGCTTTAAGCTTGATAAGCGTGATGCTGCAGGAGCTGGGATTGGGGCTTTATTAGGAGCTGGTGTTATGTGGTTGGTTGAGAACATGTAAAGCATGTTTAGCTGCTGCGCAGCGCCTGGTGTTGTTAGTCGTTTAGAGGGCGTTCTCTGTGTTTAAGGGGAGTGCATTGATTACAATTACATGTCGCTGCGCGACGGCTGTCAGCAATGGAATATATTAGCCCTAAAGGGCTGTTTATTGCCATATAAAAGCTTTCAGCTTTTACGCGCAGTAATGCCTTAGGGCATCAAGCACAGCTTCGCAGATGGGGAATAATTACGCTTTGAGGGGTAATCTTTTCCCTATTCGATAGTGATTTATTCGATATAATTAATTCACCCCGTCAGAGGTGAAACAAGTAAAACAAGGAGTTTTTGAAATGGTGACATTTAGAATATATCCCAATGGCGAAGTTGTCATAGATGATGATTTTGAAGAATATGATAATGCAAGCCCGTATTATGATGATTATTCAGTGCATGAAATACCTGATGAAATAGTCGAGTATTTAACAGAAATTTGATTAAACCAAAACAACCAACACAAGGAAAGCATATTATGAAAACAGAAATTACAGTAAACTTAGCAGGAACTATATCAGGCTTTATGGGCAAGGCTCGCAAGCCTTTTTCTATTCTAAACAACGGCAGTAAACTTGACCTTGATGGGTATGTCATGGGCAACGTTCAAACGGTTGCATCCAATCGTTTTCAAGGCGTTTACAAAACTAAAACAGGCTTATTCATGGGTGTGAGTCTGATTGATGATGAGATTGAAATCGTAAGCATAAACAAGAAGCTAGGCGAAAGCCTGACTATCATTACAGAAGAAGAACGTCAGCCAAGTATTGAATCACAGTTCAATGATATTGAAGCTGCAACAGTTGCAGACCTTCCAAACGCTGCACCAATGGTTTACCAATCAAATGGTAATTATTTCGAGGCTATGCTACAGCTTGAACATAGCCGCCGTGTATGTTCTGTTTTCGTAAACATTGAAAAACAACTTGTGAAAGTCATAGAACAGAAAACAGGCAAAACTTGTTTGCTGCCTTTACAACCTGCTGGAGGTGTTAAAGCATCGTTGAAAGCTAAAGCAGAGGGCTACGGGCTAACATTCCTTATCTTTGCGCCCAAGTCTGATGGCTTATTCATTGTAAGCATTGAACAAGATGCGAAGGCGGTGCAAGCCGTCAGTCAACTATGTGAGGCAATGGACGACATGAAGAACGTCCAAAAGCAATGCAGTACAAGCCATGAACAAGCCGATATGACGGCGCATGGTCGCCCCGATACATCAGATGATGCACTTGCTGAAGAAGTCAGAGCGACTAACGCATTGAACGAATAGCATCAAAGAGCCTGCCCTTCATGGGTGGGCTTTCTTTTGCTCAAATTTCTAGGCTTCCCCTTACAACACCGAGGAAGCATGATTGTATGTAATTACAATAAAAACATGCTACAGAGCATTCTGTGGCTTATAAGGAGCATTTATGAGCGATAATGTAGAAGGGTTGTTTAAGTATAATAAACGGGGGCTTCTTTCATTAAGAATCAAGGACGATATTTTTGTATTGGACAAGGAGCATCAAGAAGAAGGGTGGTATGATTTTGCACCACACCGAGTAACGGGCGAATCACATAAGGTGACATTCTATAGTTGCCGAGATGTATCATTTATTATCTAGGGGGTGGTGTTAAATACTCAAACTTATCAGGACAATCAACAGTATTCATAGTGCGTATTACATCATTAAGAAAATTGGCATTCCTCTCATAAGGCGCGTTAAAGAAGCCGATTGGAGAAGGGATAGTCAAAAGATTGACGATGCTATAAAACACAAGCAAAGCAAGGAGAAGGAAAAATGGTGAGGGCAAAATTATTTATATTATCATTTATGACATTGGTAATAGTTATTGGATTATATTTTATATTTCCAGTATTGATTTTAGTAAGCTTGGTAGGGTTTGGGCTAAATCATTTATGGTCAAAGCTACCTAGCAGACAATGATTTATGAGTTTGGTGTAACCTTTAATAAGGACATGGCTTGCATCAAGCAAGGTGATAACATTGTTGTTATTCATCCAGACGATATAAACCAATGTATTCTTATGCTGCAAGGAAAGAAATTGCAGAATAAAAGCAATGGATTCGATGAGTTCTGGGCTTTATATCCAAACAAACAACAGAAGAAGAATGCAAAGACTTCATGGAACAAGATTCCTATGGATGATGCGCTATTCATTAAAATAATCAAAGCAGTTGAAAGTAAAGTGGGGGATGACTCTTGGCAGAAGGATGGTGGAAAGTGGATTCCTATGCCTACAACGTGGCTTAATCAGGAACGATGGAACGACTGTATCGAAATAGTACATACAGTTAATTATATAAATAAGGAGTGGTAATGATTTATCAAACAGTGAGTTTAGACAGGTTTAGGCAAGCTTTTCAAGATTATGGACGGAGTGATAACTTCTCATATGAAGCATTAGAAGAATTGTATAATTTTTATGATTCATTATCAGATGATGGAGGGCAGAATATTGAACTTGATGTCATAGCTATTTGCTGTGAATGTACTGAATACAGCGAAGAAGAATTTATTGAAGCATTTAAGCACCTTGCTTTAGAAGCTGATGAAGATGATTTGCTGTGTGCAATCCAATGTGAATTAAATTCATGCTATTATATTGAAGGTAATGACAGTTATTTGGTTATGGATGAATGACAGCTAAATATGAGATGTCGCTTATTGGTAGTGCCATCACCCTTGAAGGGCAAGGCGTTGAAAGCCTTGAACTGCCATCTAAGGCATTTTCAAACAGAGAATGTCTATTGATATGGCAAGACATATTAAAAGGCACTACGGATGCTGTGAGCTTAGCTGAAGCCCATGATGAGATGTTGCTAAAGGAATGTATTCTAAGCAGCTCTCCAAGTGCAATTAAGAATTATGCTGAAATCATTATCAAGGCACATCAAGTTAGACTATTGGAGCTTGAGTTTTCAAAAGCTCTATCAAAGGTTGGTAACGGATGCAGTATTGAAGAAGCTGTGGGTGGTATAACCATAGCCCAAACTGAAAAGACGTCTTACAAGGCTATTGGTGAAGCTTCAGCTAAGGTTTATGAGTCTATGTCAAATAGGGGCAATGAAGAAAGCTCTCGTTTTATCAATACAGGATTCACTAAATTTGACGAGAAGCTTGGCGGACTTGAACGAGGTAATCTTGTTATCATCGCTGCAAGGCCTTCAATGGGCAAGAGCGCGATTTTGATGGATATGTGTGCCAATATTGCTGTAAAGCATAACGTATTATTCAACAGTATTGAGATGGATGATGTATCCATTGCTTACAGGGCTATCAGCTCAAAAGCTGGGTTAAATTTAATGTCATTGCGTACAGAGACAGAGTTTCCAACAGAGGTTTGGAGGAAGACATCTGATGCTGCAATGTCTATGGGCAACCTAAAGCTTTTTATTGATGATAATGCTGATATGTCTGCAAGTAAGATTTGTGCACGTTCAGAAGCATTTAATAGGCATACACATGTGGATGTACTTGCCATTGATTATATTGGATTGCTATCAAGTGAGGATACATCGCGAAGAAGGCATGAAGATATTTCAACAATGACACGAATGCTGAAGAAGCTAGCTAAGAAGCTTAACTGTGTCGTTATATTGCTCTCACAGCTTAATAGGGAAGCAGAGGGGGTAAGACCATCCTGCGCTCATTTAAGGGAGTCTGGGAGCATTGAGCAGGATGCTGACATGATTATTTTCCCATATAGGCATGAGAAAGGGAAGAGCCTCATTGAGGATGCTTTGCTAATTATTGGAAAGAATAGAAATGGTCCTATTGGGGACATAGAAGTATTGTTTGAAACAAAATGTGCTTCATTCAGGAATAAATAAATGTATAAATCAGAAAGATATAAATCCAAACAGAAGCCATTGATATTATGTAAGTGCGGAGACTTAGTGATCCAAGGCGACCAATGGCATATCAAACACAACATACCAAAGGATGAAGGATTTGTTGGTGTCAGGAGAATAGCAGCAAGCGAAGAAACTATTGAGAATTTTATGAAGGAGGGAATGCATGAATAAACTAAAAAAAGCTGTACAAAACTATATGAAGCTTGATGACGAATCGTTTAAGGATGAGATGGAGGATGTACGTAGTAGCCCTTTCGGAGCAGCAATAGGCTTTACGAACTTTTGTTATTTTTCAGATACAGATAGATTTTATTCTCATTATAGGAAGTTAATCTTACGTGAACTTGTTAAGTCTATTGATGATACTGGAAAAGGGGATTTATTTAGCGTAATCAAAGGCTTTTCTTCATTGACAGGAGATGAAACTAATGAGGAGATTATTGATACAATAACTGACCATGCCATAAACAATTTGGTATCAAATTCACTGGCCTGGTGGGCTTTAGAACATGTTGCATGGGAAATGAAAGTTGACAATGAAGAAGAATGATTGAGTGTTCTCAACACCAGGACTTGCAACGAGGGGTGTTGATTTCCCCCTCAATCTTGTTTTGGTTTCTATGTAGGTTCTGGTAAGCATATATAGAATGAATGAATATATAGTTTATTTATGCTGTTTCTCCTATATACCTAAAAAAACAGAGTAGCCGTTTAGAGTGTTACGTCCCTAAAACTCTACAGTTGAAACGCTTAGTTATGGTGGTCAATGCCATGTGTTATGCTGAAAGGATTGATAACGACCTATCCCCTCTGTCGTCCCTACCTGTATGGAACCCAATTGAATGAAGAGGCCTTAGTTTATCCTTTACTCAATGCAAGACGCTCGCTTATGAGTAGTCCCCTTGAGTAAGTCGTTACCGACCAAAGTGGATAAAGAGGGGATGCTATGCTTCTAAAATAAGGAGCGTATAAAATGTATCGCATAAATAATGCATCAAAGCTTGATTGGATGCTTCTAAACCTACCCACAAACGCAACCAGATTGTTCCTGAGGTTATGTAGCCTCATGAAGGGTGATAATGTACTGATAATAAAGCAAACTGCCCTTGCAGACGATTTGGGCATTGGAAGGAATACAGTGCAGAGGAATATGTATGCATTAAGGAAGATGGGAGCCATAAGCTTCAAAAGCATAAGATTTGGTGTGAGAGTAGAAATCAATAAGGATATTGTCAGTTGATTTGATTGGTTATGTGGGATAAGGAGTATAGATATGAAGGGTATTGATTTAAGCAAGCCCATGAGCGAGTGGGTAACCCTCGCAGGACTGGACGATTATACAATAAAGGCTATTAAACAGATGATTTATCTTGATAGATCAACAAGAAGTCTTTCTATAAAATTGAAAGATTTAATGGATAAAGAGCATGCCACATAAGGGAGAGTGCATGATGGGAGCTCCGCGTCCCTCTCGATGCTGTGGTTAGATTTAATATACAAGGATATATACTTATGAAAGAGATAAAATCAAGAAAAAAAATGATACCTATCGAAAATGGAATGACAATTATGGATAACGGTTTTTGCCTCCAAATTATATCAATTAAGGGTGCGCCCCCGATAATTTCAAAAGAGGAATTTCAAAAGTTCAAAAGCATCAAGGGAGTTAGAGAAGTTAAAAATCATGGCTATGATGATACTATTTCTCTTTGGAAATATAAATAAATATAACGGCGATAAATAAGCGGACGGCGAAGCACGTCCGTCTTGATTTAATTGGTTAGGATTGAATGATAAAGGGGAGAATGGCATGAAGAATGAAACAAATTGGCGTGAGTTTGGCAATGAAATATCAGATTCAGAAGGGGAGCTAAGAGATATTTCTGCAATAAGAAACGAATTAAATACCATTAAAGAAAACCTATCAACGCATTCTATGAATGAACATCAACTATATTTGAATGGCAGGAAAGACATGCTTATTGAAGTAATCAAATATTTAGAACGGGTTTAAAGACAGTGTAGAAATACATAGAAATCTAACTTCAGCCCAAATAAGGGACTGAAGCTTTCTAAGTCCTTGAATATGACCTGATAATCGTCACAAAAAGTATTTAGCAAAATAAAAAGGAATATAAACGATGAAACTAATTGATAAGTATAAAGGCAGTGGAGTTGAGCCTATTGGAGAAGGAACATTTCCAGCGCGTATTTCGCAGGTATTGGACTTAGGTCGTCAAAAAAATGAATACGAAGGCCGAGAAACAAATAAGCCAACGCTCTGGATTACGTTCGAACTTCCAACGGAAACAATCAATGTTGATGGAGTGGATAAGCCTCGATGGCTAAGTAGTGAGTTCACCAAATCAACAAATGATAAGGCGAAGCTATTCAAAGTGGTTAAGGCAGTTGATGACAATGAACTAAAGGAATTTAGTGACCTATTGGGCAAAGGGCTTCTTGTCGTTATTGGGACAACCAAGGGTGGCAAGGATAAATTCGCAGGTGCTACAGCATTACCAAAAGGAATGGCTGTTGCTCAATTGGCGAATAAGCCAGTTTACTTCGATATTGAAAACCCTGATTTTGATATTTTTAATAAGTTGCCTAAGTTTTTACAGGATAAAATTACTGGCAGTAGTGATTGGAAGTTTGAGGAAACTGTAGGTATACCATCACACGGGGGACAGCCAGACGATGAACCTCCTTTCTAAGGCGTATAATCGATTGTAATAGGTATTTAGGGCTATTGGCATACGTCAGTAGCCTTTTTAATTTTAAGGAGCTTTAATGATGAAGCAAGTTGTACAAGATATTTTAGATATGATGTCAAATCCACCCAAGGTTACACAAGAATGGGCAGATGAGCTTGGCAATGGCATTAGCAATATGTTGATGAATAGGCTTAATGATACAGAACCACGTTACAAACTACGTCTTAGTGCGCTAGGACAAGGCGATAGAAAGCTATGGTATGGTGTTCGTCCTGATACACCTAAGGAAGAGCTCTCTCCAGAAACACGCATTAAGTTTCTATACGGAGACATTATTGAACTTGTTTATTTCGCCTTAATTAAACTGGCAGGGCATAAGGTAACTGGAGAACAAGACGAAGTTGAGCTTGAAGGTATTAAAGGCCATATTGATGGGTATGTCGATGGTGTTCTTATTGACGTGAAATCAGCTAGCTCGTTCTCGTTCAATAAGTTCAAGGATGAAACAGTGCAGATGTCAGACCCCTTTGGATATTATGCACAGATGGGAGCATACGCAGAAGCCACCAATTCGCCTGTAGGGGGTTGGTTTGTCATGGATAAGCAATTAGGCAAGCTATGCTTCTCAAGGGCGCTTGAGAGTTATGTGCCTAACATGAGACAGCGTGCTATTGATGTGAAACAGATGGTTGAGCAGCAGTGTGAACCAGAACGATGTGCAGAGCCTGTTCCTGATGGTAAGAGCGGGAATATGAAGCTGGCAACAATCTGTTCATATTGTGATTTCAAGAAGCATTGCTATCGAGATGCGAATGATGGACAAGGATTGAGAACATTTATTTATTCAAATGGTCCTCGATTCTTAACATCAGTTACAAAACTACCAAAAGTATCAGAGGCTTATGATGACTAAAAAAGAATTGGAAGAAGATAACTTAAAGCTTCGTGATAAATACCAAGAAATATATCGTGTTTATACAGAGCTATATAACCATTATAATGATGTGGTTATGGCTGAAGGAGTTGTGCTTACAGATAGGCAGAAGGAGTTTGTGAGAAAATGAAAGTATTACAGAAGGCATTTGATGAATCTGGATATGCAAACTTACATAAACTGCAAAAGCATTGTTTGGCTATGTCATTGGTTGAAACCATTAGAGCAGCAGGAAAACTTAAGGTTGATATTGATGATGTTATCCTTGAAGCTTATAGGATGATAAAAGATGGCAGTTGAAAAGCCATATAACAATGGAAGCTGGACTCGTGCCAGATACTTCCAACAAATCCGCTCACACTTAAGAAATGCGTTCAAATTTTGGCGGCCCATCACTGAATGTAAAATCAAGGCAAGACGTAAGTCACAGTCTGAAAACAAACGGCTTAAATGGGAATTTCACTGTGCTGAATGTAATGGATGGTTTGCATCAAAGAATGTGCAGATTGACCATATAACCCCATGTGGAACACTGAAGGAATATGATGATATTGTGCCTTTCATTAAACGCCTTACAGCAGAAAGCGGATATAGATGTTTATGCAAGGCATGTCATCAAAATATTACGAATATGGAGCGAAGTAAATGAATAATATTGTAGGACAAACACACGATAATGGTCAGAGAATTGGAAGCAATCTTGAGCTTGTAGTAAAGCATACATTAGACTATGTATGTGTTAGCTTATGCGAGAGTGAAGATATTATTCCAGTGCTATCAGTTAAGGCTGATAATATTGAAAATGCATGTTGTTTAATGAATATGAAGATTGAATCTTTTATTCATAAAGCAGAGCTAACCAAGTTAATTTGGGAAGATGATGATTTTCAAGTTGAAGTAAATTCAATTCAGGTTGTATAAAAAAAGGAGAATATTATGAAGAAGATTAAAGTGGATGCATTTCAAACGTCAGATGGTGAACAATTCGATAATGAGGTTGATGCGATGAAGCATGAAACAATCTTGGAGAATGCCCCAGCCATTGAACGATATATTGCTACGATTGAAAATAAGCGGACAAAGGCAACT